CCGGGCTGGGGCCTGGTTTAGAAGAACTGTCCTGGGCCTCCAGGAACACCAACACAGGGCCCCAGCCCCTGACCCGGCCCAAGGCTACGGCTCGAGCTCTGGGTTGTCAGGATTTGGTTTGAGCTTAGAAAGCAGCAAATGCTCCTTCTGCTGCCTTGCCAGTTAAAGGCTTCGGCTCAAGAATACTCGCCACAAACCTCGACTCGGCAGAGAGTCCAGTCAGGAGAGCAAGGAAACGACGATAGGAGATAGACCAGAGTTCTTGTTCCAGATTGATTCCATACTCTCGCAAGAAGTCTGCCTCTATCAGACACCAGCTTTCCGTGATCTGGATGGCTTTGATGGTCTTCGCCGAGCCTGTGGTTTTGCAGGCAAACTCTCCTGCATCTGTTTGCGATACTCCTCCAGAGCCCAACGGATAATTTCACCTAGCTGTTCCGCATCGATCCCAGTTCCAAGAAGTCTCTGGAATTCAGCTTCTCCGAACATCAGTTGACCAATATCAAAGATCTTTACAGACGGAACATCTGCTTCAGCTCCGAACTCTTCCAAGAGTCGAAGTGTAAGAAGGGGAATTGCAGCTGGAAGTTTGGCAGGGAGCTCGAATTGCTCCCCACCAAAAGTGAATCGAATCGGATCGACTCGCTTCTTTTGTCCAGCCTCAGCAAAGAACTGGTCAAAGTCACGGAATCTCTCGCCCATCAGAGATCAGCTCCTGAACGCTTGAACTCAAAGCCCCAAGAAGTTTCGTCCTCAACTCCTCCCCCGATATCTTTCAGAGCAAAGGTTCCGTAGAACTCCTTCTCGTTGTCTCCAGGAGAGACCATCTTGATTTGACCGTATGCATCTTGGCCAATCAAACCAGAGATTGCCTCAACAGCAGCTTGGCCTGGATCTCGGCCACCTGTACTCTCATCTTCCAAGTAGACCGCTTCGAAAGCGACGCTCTTCGTCCTTTTAGAGACGATATGCTCTCCCTGACCTGCACTCCTGAAAGTAGTAATATCCTTTTCAGTCGTCTCTCCTGGATTCAAGGTAAACTTCCGCATTCCCTTGACCTCGACGTATCCGTCTCCAGTATTGACTGAAATCGTCCATCCTGCAGCAAGAATCGCCGTTGCACTCATCTCAATTCCTCCTTGTCGTTGATCGGGTTATAAGCTGAAAGTTGAGAGAGTAGATGTGTCGTCCGTTCTCGTCTGGGCCAATGTAGTTTGGACCACTTTGAATTCCAGAACAGCTAACAATCCAATTCCCTCCAGTGCACAATAGCTGATGCCGAAGCCCATGAAGAGCATCATAGATCGCTTGAGCCCGAACCTCTCCAGTCCGCGAATCGGCAGTTCCTCGAACCAAGATCTGGACAGTCGGTCGCTCATATGCATTTAGAGGATCCGCATTGAACCCTCCAGTGGGTCGGACCGCAACTGCCTCGTCTGGCTCCGGAGGCAACCCTAGGTGATAGAGCATGCCTCCAGAGCCCAATTCGTCGAAGACTCCGAGGCCAGCTGCCACCAAGAATCGGCAGATCTGGATAGGGATAGACTCCATCAGGCAGCCTCTCCAATAATGAAGATGTCGAAGATAATCGTCCCACCGGAAGGGTTGTAAAGCTTAAGACTCTTACTCCCACCTGCCACAGCCCACCCATCAATCGGAGACTCAAGGTAAAGAGATCCTCCTGCTTGAAGAACAAGGTGGTCAGTAACATCTCCAAATGGTGCGAGCCACTGATTCGATGCAGCCGCTCCAACCTCCAGTTTATAACCTGGAGTCAGAGTCAGAACACGGATGAAAAGAGCCTTGACCAGTGCAAGCTCAATAGTTGCAAACGTCGTCACAAGGGCTGTCAGATCAAGCGTCTCCCCTGTCGTCGTCAAAAGCGTAATCCGGTCGTGGTAGAGAGCGTCCGCCTTGTCCGCTCCATTCCCATCGGTCAAAGTCGTAGTAAACTGCGCTGTTGGAAGCGCGTCTGTAACAACTCCCCCATCCAACTGGTTCTGAACCAGACTTGCTCGCAATGCGAGCTTAAGTGAAGCACTGAGTTCCGTGGTTACCGGCATGATCTATCCTCCTACTTTGGATCGGATTCGATCCTTCATCCAAGCTTGGAAACGACCCGAGAAGTTCTTAAGAGCATCTTCCAGCCACTTGCCTTTCCGACCATGCTGAAAGTTGTATTGTGGATTCTCATGAAGTCGAACAGCATATGGAGTGTCATAGCTCACAGCAGACTGAAGTTTCTCTTCGTCGAAGCTTGTCTGTCCAGAAATTTGAAGATCTCCTTTATCAATAGGAACGTCACGATCTGATTCCTCAAGAAGAACTTCTGAAGCTTCGAAAAGAGCTTCTACAGTCGCTTTTCGAGACCGATCTTCAACAATGTCTCCTTGCCAATCTAGCCTAGCTCTCAGCATGGCTCTTCAAAGCGATCTCAAAGTGGCTAATTGCCCCTTCGATTCGCACCTCCTGAACGTCAAGCACGACAAATTGCTTCTCTTCAAACGTTACAAGATCGTCAATCTTCACAACTGACTCTGGAGGAGCAAGTCCTTCAGCTGAAGCTGTAACCTCTTGCCCTTTGTCATTGAGAACCCTCCGAGAGCTTGCTTGCACAGACCAAAGTTCTTGGGTGTGTTGGGATTTGACTACTGCATATGCGCTCCTTCCCTGTGAGCTCGTTATGGTAACGAGATCTAACATTGGAATCATTGACTTCCCCTTCCCTGGTAAAGAAGCCCAAGCTGGCTGAGATAGCGCTGCGCTCTGGGAGCAAGATAGGTAGGAGAGACTCGACCTTCTCCAGCACCGTGGCTAATTCGAATGCGACTTGCGCTATATTCTTGAACAGGTCCGGTAATATCCTTCCGTTCTCCAGTCGCAAACCAATACTCAACTTGAGCACAAATAGCTTTCTTGACTCCCGCAACATGTTCGGAATTGTCCAGATCATAGTTCTGGTCTACAAGCTCTTTGATCAAGTCAGTTGCTTGACCAATGAGGCGCAATGCATCGCTTGGAAGAGAATCTTCTGCTCTTCCAAGATATGCTGCGAGCTCCGAAAGACTCGGTGGCTCTTGGTAGAAGACTGTTATTCGAATGTGATTTATCAGAGCAGTTACCCCATGCTCTGAAAAAGTTGTTCGAATTGCGAGACCGAATCCAGCTGAGTTAATATCCTCAACCTCCCAAGTTTCACCCCAGACATCGGTCAGACTTCCGTAACTTGCATATGCTTCAGTCAATGGCCAAGCAGCCCCAACGCTTGCATTGTTGACAACTGTCTTAATAGAACCAGTCTTCACAATCCGAATCTCTCGATCCTGACACAATGCCTCAAGATCTGCTGAGCGCTCAATCTCAGCCTTAATCCCAAGAACTGTTGAGCCAGCTGGAAGAGTGAATCCGAAATCAGTTGCAATGAGATAAGCCGAATAGTCCTCGCTCGCAATTGACTCTGCTCGCGATTCGTCGTGGGCTGTTATCTCTTCTAGGGAAGACCAGGAATCTCCTTCGCTGGCTGAGATCCCAAGACCTGCTGATCTAATCTGCTCGGTCATTTTCTGGTTCTTTCCTCCTACTTGGTGTCATTTTGTATCAGCCAAGATCTTCCATCGTGAAGTTCGAGCTCGCGAAGCCTCTGTTTTCAAGGAATGTATCGGAAAGCGAAATCCGAAAGCGGATCACGCGGGCGTCTTTGTGCATCTTGGTGCTGATGTAATGCTTGCGCCAGACTGAGCTGCTCTTGCGGGCATAGTTGTCGGCATCCGCGAAGTAGGTTACTGGCGTGCCTGTGTCCTGTCCCGATATCTGCACCCAGTCTTCTGCAGTCTGTAGGCGCCGATCATACTGGTAGACCTTGACGTTTATAATCCCGTCGTAGGTCCCGCAGCCGCCGGGTTCATCATCACCTCGGCCAGCCGCCACATCCCCTTGGTAGGCTTCCACTCCGCCGGCGCATCAGGCACTCCCCGCAGGGACGACCCAACCCCGAAAGCTTTCGGGGCCTGCCCCTTTCGGGACTGCCCGATCTCTGAGGGCTCGAGGCGGAGAGAACCAGCAGCCAAATACAACACGCCATTTATGTCACGTGGTTCCTGCCTTATCTTGACTACGCGCCTCGGCGGTCAGAGATCGGGCTCGGGGCCGGGGCGCATCTCCCCTGGAGTTCACCCTGTCGGCGAGCGCTCTGTATGGGGCCGACCCCGACTTCTGTATCCATTACCGCCCTGCCGGGTGCGAGAGCCGCCTGCGCCGAGATCGAGAGCAAGGCCGCGAGCAGGATCACCGTGCCGGGGGCGATCAACCCACTTCAACCAGTCGGAAGTTCGACGCGGCGAAACCCTTCTGGGCCGAGAACTTCTCGGTCCCGTAGGTTCCCGCTTGAACGATTATTGAGAAGCGCGTTAAGGCCGGATCAGCGTAGAACGGATAGCAAATCGTGTGCCAACTCTCGTCATGCTTCGGCCTGTACTGCATATAGGTATACAGGGTTCGATCTGACTCATTGCCCTCCATATTGTGCGTCCACGCCTCAATATGGATTGTCACTAGGTCTCCCGTATCGGCGCCAGGCGTCGGCTCCTTTATATCGCACATAAAAACGTAGTGCCGACCGGGAGTCAGGGATACAGTAAACCGCGCTGACCCGCTGTGGTTGGTATGGTCAGTCGCATTCATATACAGCAGATAGTTCGGCGCTGTCCAACCCGGTTTCGGGTCGCTTGCAGCAGTAACTATCGGATAACCCGCGCCACAGTCGCGAGTCTCTGTCCCATTTGAAAGCACTTCCCCGTCCGTAAACGGACCCGTGCGACCAGTGATGTCGTAGACGGTAGTGCTCCTTACCCGCACTATCCTACAGGTATTGAGGCTGGTTGCGCCACTGATCTTGTCGCCTACTGCCCATGCCCCTGTCGGCGCAGCATCGAGGGTCAGAGTCTCGTCAGCCGCAACGTGCAGAACGTTCGGGTCGGTACCGTCACGCGTTAGAACGACCGTCGCTTCATGGCCTGCGCTCACTAAACACCTGCATGTTGACTCACTACTTGGAGGCGCCTCTATTACAGACGCGTTATCAATGTCGCCGTGGAAGTCAGCAGTCGGGGTAAAGACCAGCCCCCCACTTGCCCCCGCCACGATGTTTTCCCCATAGGTGCCACTCGCCGTTCGGAGGGTCCCGTTTGTTCCGTTCAGACTCACCCTCATGCTTGTCCCGGCGGTCACTGTTAATGTGTAGAGCACCCAGTACGTGTGTCCTATCGATGGCACGATTGGCTGTGAGAGTGTGGTTACCGCTGCAACGTCTCGATGGGCAACACCACCTCCGATAGTCCAACCTGCCCCCTGGACCCATGTGCCAACTGCACCGAAGGCACCGTTGTTGACAAGTTCTACACCCCCCGCCACGTCCATACTGCCGCAGGGAACCCCACCAGGGAATGTATGTGCGCCTAGCGTCACGTTGCGAGTGCCCCTTAGTGTCAAGGGTGACGTTTTGCCTGCCACCATAAGGTCGTAGAGACCATCAATGAGTGTCTTCCACTGCGCAGTGGTGATGTCACCCGCAGCCAAGTCTGTCTCCCTTACGCCGTGCATCAGTATAGTCGTGATGCATCCTGGAGTTGCCGCCAAAGCCAGAGCACGTGCTATGTCCGCATCAGCTGTATCTCTCTGAAGCAGTACTCCCGGATGCTGGAAATGCGGGCGTTTCGCGCCGGGTCCTTCCCCAAGTGGCCGCCACCATTGACTGACCTCGTAGGTATCCTCGATCAGTTTGGCCCACCAGGAGTTCTTGACCTCCTCCACTGATTTCTCGGGCACGAATGTCGGATAACCTCCAGCGCAGTCAACCGAGTTAGCGCCGCTTGCGATGATCTCGCCACTTGTGAAATTGCCCGACCGGGCCTTTACGCGATAGACCTTCGGAGAGACGACTTCAACTATGACGCAGCTGTTTGAACTCGAAGCTCCGCGGAGTGTCTCGCCCGCGGTCCAGGCTCCCGGTCCAGGCGCTGTGTCAATCGTCATGATCTCTGCTGGCTCCAGCGCATAATCAATCACCCAGTCGCCCGGTGGAACAAAGCTTTTGACTTCATAGGTGAGCGGGAGAGTCCAAGCAACTGGAGTATTTGCCATAGCAGCGTTAATCAGCGCCTCTGTCTGAGCCTTTGACTCAACAATCTCGGCGTACGCCTGCGCATCAGATGTGATGGGAGTATGTGTTTGCGAGTGACCCACAAGTTCCCAACCGAGATCGCGGATGCCGTACACAATTTGCTTGGCCGTGAGACGGTCTGTCGCGCCAATATAATTGGCTGGAATAGCCATACTCATTGGTATGCCCCTGCGCGCCTGGTAGTGCGCAGGGATGGCGTTCCCGCCCCCGGCATAGAGTGCATCTGCTCCCAAAGGCCCGCTTGCAATGAACCACCAACCCGACAGTAGAGTTGACGTTGCGCCTACGTTACGATCATCGTCGCTGCGTATCACAAATGCCGCCGGTGCATAGACGTGGATCGGCTTGCCCCACGACTCCGCTCGAGCGGGCGCGAGACGTTTGACCGTGACGCCCTCGCCCGGCTGGGTGTATCCCGTCCAGTCAGCGCCGGGTGCGACCAGTACAAGCTGACTTTTCCCTGTGACTGCCGCCCGTGACGCCGCCTTGGTGTTTGCGCTCTGGACCTTGCCCGTCGCCACCCGCACGTTGGCACCAAATAAAGCATATCGAAGAAGAATACCGTCAATTGTCTGCCCATCAGGATGATCAATTATCGCGACTGGATGTGCCATTTCAAATCCTCCAGGACGGGGGATTTTGGTCCCCCGTCCCTCTTGTTCTAACTAAGCCTCCACTCCCTCGTCTTCGGTTTCAGCCTCCTCCTCTTCGAGCTTAGCTCCATTGTCAGCAGCGAGCCCAGCTCGGGCTTCGAGAATTGCTTCAACAAGCTGTTGCTTGTTCCGCAGAGTCTTGGAATCAAGTCCTACTGCCTCTGCGATCTCTTTCAGCTCAGAGTTACTCAGCCGGAAGAGAACGTCCAAAGGCGCCACAACCGGACGAGGTGCCTGCTTGATATTCGCGCCTCGAACAAATTGGATATCTGGCATTTCGAACTTCTCTCCTAGTGAAGCCTGAGAGCGTAAACAGAGACGTCGTTGTCTACCGTCATCCGGATCAGACCAACGTCGCCACTCGTCGTGTTCAAGACCTTAAAGCGCGCGGTCTGGAGCTGAACTGCCTTGAGCTGTCCTGCTGTCAGGGTAACCTCAAGATCTCCAAGAACGCCGAGAGGCCCGTCTCCATGCTCGATGGTAACCACACAGCCTCCACCTGGATCCAAGAGCACAAGAGCCATCTCGTCCGAGACTGGAGTGAGGATTCCTTCGTTCGAAGAAGTTACAGTTGCAACAGTAATTGCTGCACTCGCTACGTCTCTCGTTCGAAGGTCAACAACGGGAATCGTCTGGTCAGCCATAGCGGCTAGCTTCCTTCCTGCTCCTATTGGAGCGTGTATTCAAGAGTCAAAACCCCACCGGTCCCTGCGGTTGCATCTGAATTGTCATTTACCAAGCTCGCATAGACATAATCACCATCAGCAAGGACCTTGTCAGCAGAAGTCGATGTCAAGGTCAGGTCAATTGTTGTGTAAGCGGTCTTGGCCTTGACGTCAATGTTGGTTGTTGAAAGCAAGTTGTCGCTTGTGGTCGCACTCAAGTCGTAGTTGCCGAGTGTAAAGACACAAGTCCCAGCAGAGCTTCCAGGAAATGCAACGAACGAGATAGAGCCCTTGGTAATTGTACAGGCTCGATGTGCAATAAAGACTCCCGTTCGAGCAGTTGTTGCTGCGGCTGTTGAGAGAAGCGGAACACTCACGTAGTGCTTTGGCCCAGTCCCTGTCAACTCACCAGTTGTGTCAGCAATCACAAACGCTGTACTGTCGCAGGCAACACCACCATTCAGAGCAACCGCACCAGTTACAGTCGTCGCTCCGGTAATATCTGCTGTTCCGGCAATGAGAGTATTCCCACTTGCTCCTGTGACAGAGAAGGTTGTCGCGCCAGCTCCAGTCGAACAGACGACGAGCCCACCATTCGAACCAGTTTTTCCCGAGGTGATCACACCATCAAACTGCGCGGTCGAGTTGCTTGTAAGAGCTCCTGTGGCAGCAACGGATAGACCGCTATCTCCATATCCACCTCCGATTACAAGAGTGGCATGGGTTGCGCTCTGAGCTGTTCGAAGGAACCCTTTCACCAATCGGGTCCAAGCTGTCCCAGTCCAAGCGAGGATGTCTGTCTCCTTATACTGGGCTGGGAATGCAGTAGTCGCGAGAACAAGAATCAGCGCGATTGCGAGGAGGCTGCGAAGCCTCATGGTTTTTACTCCTTTCTAGAAAATTGGCTTGGGGGTATGTCCGGATGCCTGCTTCTGGGCGCACTGAACGGGCTACACCCGGCTTTCGCCCCCAAACCTGGCCAAGGCTAAAGACTAAGCTCTGAATCAGTGAGAATCGGTTTACGGCTCGGCAAGAGCCATACAGCTAAAAACCGCAAGGCACTTAGGCTGGACAACCTTTGCTCCATAGACGTGCAGTCCCTTGACCGCATCCGAGAACGAACTCTCCGGCCGGAAAGCCTCGACCTTGTTGATCTGGTCTGCAAAAGTCATGGCCTCGTTGGTCCCGAACATTGCCTGGTGGTAAGTCGTCGCGAGAGCAAGGTTATTCGACATACTAATGTCGAACCCCAGAGCTCGCTGAACGAAACCGTTGTCCAGGGCAGTGTTGAGGGAATTCTCTGCAATGACCTTGGCAAGAACGAGCTTGCTAATCAGCCAAGGCGGAAGAACCGCCCAGCGACCAATTCTCGGGACATTGTACTCGTCCAGAGCCTGCCCCATAGACTGAATTGCAGCGATGACGTTGACTGAGTTGATTGCGGTGTCTGCACTGAGTGAACCAGCCTCTTCCCAGAAGCTAGCAACGAACTGGTCAGCAACGTCAGCGAATCCATAGGCAGCCTGGCCCATTCCATCCGAGAGGATTGTGCCACCTGCCTGCGCCTTGTCAACGTCGTCGACTTCGAAACAGAAGTACTTCGCTTCGGTAATGCGCAAGACTTGCTGCTCGTCAGTCAGCGTCTCGGGAACGATTGCGGTTGTGTTCTTAACGTAGTTTCCGATTGTGACCGGACCGACTCCGTTAATCCGCAAGGTGTCACCCTTGCCACTGATCTCACCCTCCCAGTTGCGATTGCACTTGTTGACAAAGACCAGTACCTTGTGGAGCGCGGACAATGTCCGTAGACTCCAGAGTTGCGGAATGAAGTTGTTTACCGACATACGAGGCTATCCACCTTTCTTTTTGAAGAACGCTGTAACCTCTGGCATTCTTTTCTTAAGGTCCTCGGGAGACATGTTAGCGATAATCTCTTCGGTGAGAGGTTCTCCAGCACCTTTGCCTTGAGAGAAGTCTGCTCCGCCCTTGCCAGGTTCCCCAGAACCTTTGAGCTCGGGAATCTCCGTAAGCACAGCGTCGATGATCTTCTTGATCGCTTCCACATCTGGCTCGTCGTCCTCGCCAATCTTTACTGGAGAAAGATCAACCATCTTAAGGACGTAGTCCAGACGCTCAGGCTTAACGCCCAATGCCAGAGCTTGAACCTTTGCTTCTGCCCGAATAATCCGAGCATCAGCCTTGGTCTTCGCTTCCTTAGCATCAAAGTCAGCCTTTTCCTTGTCTGCTTTCAAACGCTCCGACTCGGTCATCGCAGCCTTGTCAGCGTCCGCCTTGATTTCGGCTCGCACGTCAGCCTCGATATCTTTCCGTGCTTTCTTCCCGTCGCGATCGAGGCGTTCGGTCACGATACGGTCAATCTCCTTCTGCTGCGCAGGAGTCCAGGTGACTTTGCCAACGTCTTTGTCATCGGCTGCATCATCTTTGTTGGTGTTGCCCTTGTCAGTGCCACCGCCAACTTCTTCATCTGGAGCAAAGAAGAACCCGAAGTAACGATCGAATCTGATTCGCATGAATCCCTCCCGTTTTGAGCCCGTCGGCTATTTCTCCAGGATTAGGCTCCTGTTAGCCGGTTAGCGTCCTCTTCGAGCGTGGACAGCTGCGCTAACCCTCTGTGCTTGACGCTTAGCACCAGCTTTTGTCTTGAAAGCCCGCTTGGTGCCTGAGACCTTGTATCCTCCTTTGGACTTATGTGCTCTGCACATTTCCATTCACCTTCCACGCTTTGATCTTGTCTGAGTAGATGACAGTGCCATCTTGCTCAAGAGAGACGGTCTTCGCTTTTTCTTCCTCATAAGAAGCATTCCCAGCCTCTCGAACCGCAATCGCTCCATCTGTTATTTCAAGTGTTCGACGAGTTCCATCCTCGTAAACAGTCAAAACCTTGAAATTCGCCATGTTAAAGCTCCTTTAGCCAGGGTAGTTTGTTGACATTGAGCTTGTAGACCGGAAGAGTCTTGAAGTGCTCTATCGTCGTTCCTTGCTCTTCCAGGAAAGCTTTGAGCTCGGCAATAGAGTGTGCTGGAAGATCCCAGCTTTGCTTCGTCCAGTCAGCGTTCATTGGATCCTCGTCAATGTTGATGGTCATTTCCAGCCTACCTCCTTGACCATATTATTGAGAGAGTCCCGAATACCATACGGATTTGCCCCTAGTTCTGCCACCACGCTTTCAGCTCGAGTGGGCTCTCCAAGAATGACCATTTCTTCTTCTTCGAGGCATCCAAATCCAGTCCTTGGGCACGACAGGATTCTCTCTCGTGGCACGATTACCTTAGAAACAATCCGGATGTTCCCGCTAGTACCTTTTGTGGCAAAGCTCTTTGCTTCGATCATACTGCTGCTGAACGCAGACATTGGCTGAAGCTCAACCTCCCCTTTTACGAATTGACCGAATGGAGACATCGAAGAAATCTCTCCTCCAATGTTCTTTTTTGTCTTCCATCCACGGAAGACCTCGACTGCTTCAACCTTATTCCTCTTGAGCAAGCCTTGAGTCGCATCGTATTGAGCTCGAAGAAAAGCACGATAACCCTTCCAGTACCGAGGAAGGAGATTTTCTCGAGCTCCTCGAAGCGCATTAGCGTCTAAGTGGCTGAAATTTGCTTCTGTGAGATTGAATTCGTCCATCGCGGAGAGCTGGAGTGCTATTGACACTTCGTTTGCATCTCCACTCGTTTGAGCCCATTGATGCACCAAGCGAGAGCAGGTGCGTTTTCGCCAGAGGCCTTTCTGCGCTGGAGAATAGGTTGCCCACTCTTTCTCAGAGATGTCACCAAACTGAGCACGAACGATCTTGTCGAACTCTTTCGAGTCTTGCAGTGCATAAGACAGATATTCTGCCACATGTTGCTTCGCTTCTTCTGACTGGCCCTCACCCCCAGACCCATATCTTCCTTGGATGATCTTCCTGAGCTCTTTTCCAGAAGTGACCTTCTTAGGCTTTGGTGTAACACCAAGCAGATCGTCCCTGCGCCCTCGCCATTCCTTGAGCTTGGCTGTTGCTTTGAGCTTGTCCTGAGAAGTCATTGCAACGGCCTTGCGATTGCGCCAGTGCTGAACCCCTCGCTCTGCGACTCGGAGCTTCTGTTCCCGTTCGTAGCCCTCGGGATCTTCGGTTTTCCCATAAGGACGACTCAAGCCTTCGATGTAGAGATGAGTTCGATGAGTGCAGTTTGGATGAAAGAGACCAGCTGCGACTGCCGTTGCAAGTAGCGGATACTCTTCATTTGGCATGTTAGAGCACCTTCTTGGGCTTGAGCGCAACAGCCTCAGCCGGCATTGGCGACTTGGGCAAGATCTTCGCAGGATACTTGAGCCAATCCTGGACTGCTGGAGAAGAGTCAAAAGAAGGGCTCTTTGACAGCTTCTGACAGACTTCTACCGTAGACATCGGCTTTCCAAGAAGAACCAACTCTGCCTGCTCTGCATCTCCAAACCCAGTCGTAGCAAGACTGAGGACTCTTTCTCGAGGGATTGCAACCTTCACTAGAACTTGGTACTTATCGCTTTTGCTCCCAACTGTTTCAGCATAAGTTTCAGCAACATCTGGCATCGCAGAGAAAGAGCTCATAGGATGAAATCTGAAATCAGTTTTGAGAAGAGTAACGCCCTTAACCTCGTCAATCTTCTCCCCAGAGAGAGGTTCCTTGAAGAACATCCCTCTGAAAGCTTCAACATGTGTGATCCCTTGATCCTTAAAGAACTGCTGCGTCTCATCATATTGGGCACGAATGAACGCTCGGAAAGCTTTCTGGTTCCCAGTCTCTATTTCTTTGTGGAGCAGCTTTGGAGGCTCAAGATTGAACTCTTTCGCTGCTGCTACTTGAATTGCATCAATCCGAGGAGACCCTCCAGAGCCGACAAGCCAAGAGTTAAGTAGCTTCACACAGCCCTCTTCTCGAGTCTTTCTCTTGTCAACAGCTGAAAGCTTTTCCCATTGCTCGGGAGTAAGCTTGGATTCGCGGAAAAGGAAAGCGTCAAAATCAGAGTTCTCTCCCAGTCTCTTTGCGAGATTCTTCGAAGCTTTCCGTTGAAGGTCCGCATTAAGATCTCCACCAATGTTCTTTGTGTTCTCAACCGCAAATGCAAGATCTTGGACCGTTTCCCGACTTGAAAGTCGGAGATCATCAACGACTTTCGAGAAGTGGAAGAGAGGCTCCTTTGGCTTTTGCACCGGAGGGACAAGCTTCTCTCCTTTGGAGACTCGGAGGAAGTTCTGGTAGCCAGTTGGATGAGCTTTTATAAGAGCTGCCATACTTTCTGGCTTGTCAACAAGCGCCTGAACAGTCTCCTGCACAGTCTGGCTCTTAAACCACTGCATAGAATTCGCCAGGATCTCCGGATCTATTCCTGCATGTACTGCAGCAAGCTTGAGGAAATCTGGATCCTTTTCAAGCCCTAGAGCTATCTCATCAGACGTCAAGCTTGGAATAATAGCTTCAGCCGGCATTGGCGACTCACCTATCCGAAGAACCTTCCCCTCCCAAGGCCGGCAAAGTGGGCATTCATGTGGCGAGTCGCTGATGATCACCAGGTTCTGGCCATTCGCTGTAAGTTTCGCAAGGTGACCTTCGTTCGCTGCCTGGTGGACCGCCGTTCCAACAGCCATATTCGCATAGCTCGTCATTCCCCAATGCCGACCTGCCTTGTCAACGAAGCCAGAGATCCCAGTATCTGCGAACTGGTTAAGAGCAAGCTGAACCGCTTCTCGACGATTGAGCACGCCGATTGTCTGCTGCTGTGCCGCATAGCCCACAATCGAACGATACTCGTCCTTGGTCCGACGAACTACTGCGACGTGAAGTGCGTCTAAGGAGTCGGTCGTCTTCCCGACTAGAGTCTTGATAGAGCTGGCCGCTCCCTTGCCAGTCGGAGCTGCGTCATGTAATCCAGAGCTAATGAGACTCCGAGCAGCTTCCTTGCCTCCCGCTTCGTAACCGTCCGTCACTGCTTGAGCCATCTGAGGATTGAGCTTGGCAAGGTCTTTAGTCTCGACTCCGAGCTCTTTCTCCAGCATTCGAATCTCTGCGAGCTTCTTCTCTGCCCAACCAGGCTCATTAATCCCTCTCGCGAGTCGTTTAGCCACCTTGGCTATCATCCGCTCTTCAGCGTCTCTATAAGCTTGCCTAAGCTCTTCTTGGAATGGAGAGATATCAGGCATAGCTTACACCTCTGGAAGAGTAAGTCCCGACTCATCAAGGATCGTTTTCACTTCAGCCTCTACCTCTTTAGCACCCCAGTCGGGATGGAGCATCTTGACAAGGATCGCTTTGCTGGCGACTTGAGCTTGGGAAAGCAGTGAAACGCTCGGGGCGATCTGGCTAATCTCTCCTCGAATAGAGTCTTGCATCTCGACCTGTACAGGCTCTGGAGTTGCCTTCCCACCTAGGAACAGTCGATCAATCTGCAACGCAACCGAGAAAATGTACTCCGTCGCTGGCTTCCAGTAGTCTGCCTTTTGAGCTGCAGTCATTAAGCTCTTACGTTCACGGATAGTCAACGCAGAGCCTGATTCGGCCGAACCAACAATCCCCATAATGTCCAACCCGAACGTCTGGGGGGCATAACCGGCTAAGCCGTAAATCGTCCGAAGAAGAGCAGCAGCTGTCGTCAGATGCTCTTCGCTCCGAATGTTGAACTGGCTGATCTTGATCGAATCTTGCAGAGCTCCTCCAGGAGACATGGTAAAGTTGAGAGCAGTGTAGACCTCTTTGTCAATGTCGAACTTGAGCTTGCCATCTGTTGTTTTGAGGAAGAACGACTGTGGAGCAATAATCCGCCCGACTCCTAGTCGAATGTCTCGAATCAACGAGCTCCACGACTCGTCCAATGCTTCCATCAGCCCACAGAGAGGAGCTGTGTCAGCGACTCCAAGGTCCTTGCCTTTGGGATGATTGCGAAATGCACGATTAGGCTTGCGATTCGGGACATAGACACAGGTTAATCCCTCAAGCTTTGTCACGATTGCTTGCTGTTGAGGAAGCTCAGGAAAGGTACTTAAGTCTTCTTTCGAGCCAATTGTGTCATGTGTGCCCTTAAAGAGCTCTGTGTAAATCCAACCAGGTTCATGCTTCTCGAGCAATCGCCAGGTGACCTTGTCGTCTTCCTTAACGACTTGCCAGAATGTCACTGCTGTAAGGATGCCATGCTTGAACTCGGGAATCGCTTGGTCTGGCTGTGCCATACTTAAGATCGGAACTGGGCTCAATTCTTTGTCCCAGTCGACCTTAATGAACACGCCTCCTAGTGCGGCTGCCACCTCGGCCGACTCGAGCAAGGTTGCGCGGTAGTTACCCTTCTCTACGAGTTCTATGAGGCGTTCCTGAGTACCCCTGGACTCGACTGTGCACTTGGGTGGTTCCGAAAAAAGTAGAGCCGCACTTGTTTGGGGGATGTCTCCAGCAACCGGTACATGAACTGTAATCCTTCGCTCCTCGGCAACTTGTCTTGACCAGAAGTGCGTTTGATACATGCTCCCAATGAGCTCTGGTGCGAAGAATGACTTCCCGACGTCAGGCAGGCTGACCAGCCCACCATAGAATGCCGCGAGCCGTTCCGGATCTCCTGACCACCAGGCGTCTTGTTGCTCATAAGACCGATAGATCGGCAGCCACTCTTTAGGCGGCCAAACAGACTTCGGGTTGTAATCCGGAATCATCTTGAAAGGCTCCTCCCAATCAGTCCAGTAAGTGTGCAAACAAAGCCAAACACACTAAGAATGAAACCAACTAGAGCAACTTTCTCTGCTCTTCTCAGGCCATCCTCCTCTTTAGTATCCATTCCCACCCTTCTAGTCTCTCAACAACGACATCCAATAAGGCCGAGAGTGCTGAACCACATATCGCCCAGCATCACAGTCATGGTCTTCCTTCTTCAGAGGCGCATCTTCCCCACGAGCTTGAGCAACTGGGTCCCAAACATAGTCCTGCCATCGCTCGAAACCACCTTTGTCTGCGACTCGTTTAGTAAACTTAAGCTGCTGTAAAGCATAGAGAGTGTTCGTTTCTTCAATTCCTCGTAGCACACTCCCTGGGGATTGATCTGCCCATGCCATGACCCTGATGCGTTTAAAAGTCCCGAGCCTTTCCTGGAGAAGGATGCCAAACGACTGCGCATCTGCTGGAACAACAATCGCATCTGGGTCGTAGTTGTTCTGATCCAGCCAGCTATCCAAGTCGTCCAATAGAGTCGGGTCGCTCTTCTGCTGGAATTCTTCGTTAACGTCCCAACGCCAGAAATCCAGCCAGTAGAGTCGGCAGTCAGCTCCTAGTCCCAATAGCCAGAACGTCGTTACCGATCCAGGTCCGTAATCCATCCCCACCCAAGTTCTTTCGATCTTAGGCAGCTTGTCAACAACGTAAATGTCCTCATCTAACACGTCGTAGATTGCACCCTCTGCAGCAACCCATCGACCAAGGATATAGCGTTGATACCAGACCCCGACGTATTGACGCTTGAGATTAGCGACGAAGATAGGATCTAGGAAGGGATTGTCGTCGATGGTGAAGTGCCAGACTTTAGCTCCAATCTGGCTTGCTCGGTCAATGAGCTCTTTCTTAACCGGGTGGGAAGGACCCTTTGGGTTGCAGGTCCCATCAAAAATTGCTCCAGCAGAGCTCAATCTGGACCAGAGCATTCTTAAAAAGCTATCAGGCCAGGTTGTGAGCTCGTCTCCGTTGCAATAAACTAGACCGAGTCCTGCGAGCTTAGTTACTGAACCTTCGTCGTTCGCTCCGATAGCATAGAATCGCTTCCCGAAAATGCGACATTCTCCATTGCTGATGCCAGAGACGTAGACCTTGCCAAATCGCTCTTGCATTGGATGGATCACATTTCGGATGATGGTCCGTTCTGTTCTTCCAACCAAGAGTCTGTTCCCAACTGGACAGTCTTTGAGTCGCTTAACAATCAAGTCGTAGCTGATGTAGGTCTTGCCTGCTCGTACTGCTCCACTCAGAAGATTCTTGCTTGCGTCAGCATTGATAATGACATCAGCTTGAAGGGGACTGTAGACTTGCGGCACTAGCTGCTCCCTTCATTGCAGCAATGAGCTCTGTGAGTGGTCCCTCCATATCGATCAGAGCTTCTGTGATGACTGGACCTTCGATTCTATCTAAAAGTTGTCGAGCGATAGCACCATTCCCGAGTACTGCATTCCTGATTAAGCTCCTAGCAAGTTCCTCGGCCCAGGTCCTCTTCTTGTTGTATGAAAGCCCCTCTAAGTCGCACTGCTCCCTGAGCACTCGCTTGACTGCAGCTATGATTCCTACTGATCCCTTTGGACGTCCACGAGGTCGTCTGTCGTCGTGTCCAGGCTTGAATTGATGCTCCTTCGGTGGACAACCGTATCCTTTCTTCACAGCATTTCTCTTCACCTTAATCTTCACCATCTGCTCGACCTCCTTCCACTAATAACCCTTCCGCTGGGTAATTCCGGGCGTCAAAACGCCCCATTCTCATCCATTGGAAGCTCTATAGCTCGGAGAGCTCAGCTCCGAGCTTACGAAAAAAAACTTTTCCTCCCGGCAATTCGATCGTTTTTACCTACGCTCGCACAC